ATCTGTTTCTGATTATAATTGGTTTGTTTTGGAAAGTTGTTAATTGAGGTTGAATAGATTCACCTGTTGTAGCTTGATCTAATGAAGATCCTTTAGCATATTCAGAACCATAAACAAACACTTTTAATCCAGTTCTTACTGCAGCAGCAGCACCTGAAATAAAGTTTTGGTTATATGCGTATGCAGTAAAAGTTGCATAAGCAGCAAGTGCACCAACTGGAGCACCACCTGAATTACCTATAATTGCTTTAACTGTAAACGAAGGATCGTTAGGATCCATGATTACAACTGTTGCGTTTGGCATAATAGCATTTTGGATAGCACCACCTGCAACAATAGCAACACCAGCGTTATCATTGATAGTCATTGTAAAACCATCAACAGCTAGACTTACATTGTCATATGCGATATGCAATCTGTTTTGCTCAGACCAAACAACTTGATCAGACATCATTGGCATTTCAGCGCCAACCATTCTTAAGAAGCCACTTAACGTTCTGTTTCCATAACGCTCTACCTCTGCTTCATAAATTTCCGGTAGATATTGTTGAGAGAAATCTCTTGTTCCATCAGTAAAGCTCATATAGTTTGAAACTAATAATTGCTGATCTGATGAAGGAGATAATCCCCCAAACTGAGGACTTAATACACCCATAATAATTGTTTTTAATTGTTAAATTTACTTCGTTTAATTTTCAATTTTGAACTATCTACACCATCAATAGCACGAACTTTAAATCCTCCAATATGTATATCCTGCGTGCCGCTTGAGCGCGCTTTATCAATTGTAGGGTTTTTTGAACCTTCTACAACATTTTTTATACCATCAGATTTTCCTTGTTCGTAAAAATGATTTACTATTTTATCTATATTCTGTGCAGCATATATAGCCTTATGATAACCTCTCGTATCTTTAACATTACCTTCTTTATCCAAGAACCTCTCGACGAAGTTGTTTAAATTAGATTGATTCTCTGCAACAGCACTGGGATCCTTTACACCGTATCTATACTTCTTTTCTCCAACTTCGAAATCAAAACCTTTGAATTCATCAGAGAACATCTGTTTAGTAGTGTCAAGGAATTTTTTATGCCTTTGCGTAGCTACTTCCTGTTCTTTGTTGTAACGGTTGAAGAATTCCATAGCTTTTTGTTGAGTTTGATTTACGCCGGGTCTCAACTTGATCTCGTCGTAATATTTTTGTTTCATTTCCTCTAAAAAGTATTTAGCTTCTGCTACCGCTTCTTTTTTAGCAAGTTTTTTTCGTTTGACGTCTCGCTCTTCGTCAATCTCATCATCAAAGATAAAATTTTCTTCTAAAATAAAGTTAATTTCTTCTTTGTCTAAATGAGGTTTTGTTTTTGTATAATACTCTCTTAATAAAGCATCATCGTTTACGCCTGAATAATCAGCGTTAAGTCTTACATAATCTTCTACAGTTCCACCTGTTTCATTCATGAAATTAACTAATTTATCTAGATTTTCTGGTAAATTAATTTTTTCATTTATAGGAGTTTCTGTAACCTGTGATTGTATAGGTTTTTCTATTTCTTCTGAAATTTCGACAATAGGCGATTCGGATTCTTGTACTTGCTTATCCTCTGTATCCCCGTCCCGTATTTCTTTTTCCACTTCTGGTATATCTCCGGTTCGTTGATCATCAGATAGTTCTTTTGTTTCTCCGATTGGAATGGCATCGTCTTCTTTTTTTGTTTCTACTTCTTTTTTACTTAAATCTACTTTGATAGGTTCTTCTATTTTAGCATTAGCTTCTAATGAAGTATCTACTTTAGATAAATCTATTTTATAAGGTTCATCTTTTTTTGCTTTAAACTTATCAAATTTAGGTTTAGAGACTTTCATATCTCCACCTTCTTTAGTAGCTTCTGAAGCCACCTCAGGTTTTGTTTCTGTTTTTGACATAATATAATATTATAAAATTAATTAAATACCCGGTTGTACACCCGAGTTTTGTTTTTCAAAATCAATTGGCATTAAATCATTATTTCTTTGATCAATCATTTGACTTTGTTGAGTACCTTCTATTTTGGTTCTCTTATCTTTACGATCTTCTATTGCTGCTTCTTTAGTTTTCATAGCTTCAACTTCCATTTGTTTTAATTCTAAATCAAATTGATGTTGAATTTGCATTTCTTGTTGTTTAATTTGAGAAGCAGTTTGTAACCTTTGGATTTCCATCTGGTTTTTAGCTTGTTCAAATTGAACTTGAGAAGATGTAAGAGCTTGTTGTTTTTGCATCTCTGCTTGGGCTCTAGCTTGATCAGCAGCTGCTTTAGCTTGTTCTTGTGCTTGAACCATAGCTTGCTCTTGCTGTTGTTTAGCTCTAGCTGTTTTCTTACGCTTCTGCTTTAACATATCGTTAGCTAATTTTATATTTTTAACTTGACGAATATCAATAGCATCTTCTAAATCAATACCTCCTTGTTGAAGAGACATTTGAATATTTTGTTCTAACATTCCTTTTTCTTCTTCTTCTGGTTCTAATTTAAGATAAATACCAAAATCATGTTGATTTAAGTTTTGTATCTCTGACAATGTACCTACATTATAAGTAGATATAGAACTCTTTAAAGAATTTAGAGTAAGAGGGAATTTTAATGAATCAGCAACTTTTAAAGTTACATTCTCACATGTTCTAGTTGTTAACCATAGTCCAGCGTTTAATATATGTTTAGTAGCAATATTAGACTGATTAGCTGCCATTTTTTGTAGACCAACTAAAGTATTTTTATCAGGTACAGATCCATCTCTCGCTTCATTAAGCCCGGTCACATCTCTTATTAACTGTAAATAATACTGATAAGTTTGAATTAAACTAGATATTTTTTGACCACCAGAAGATGTTTGTAGTTCTTGAATAGGTACTTTACCTGGATTCATTTCACCTTCTTGAGTTAATGATCTACCAACAATACTACCAGTTTGGAAATACATGTTTAAAGCTTCAGCAGGATTATAATTAGTTCCATTACCTAAATCTACTTCAGCTAAACCGTCCATATCTAAGAACACACCATCTGGTACCATTCTAGCAATTACTTGTTGTAATTTTAAATGAGTTAATTGAATCATATCAGCAAAACCAGTTATTTTACTCACTATAGAATTAATTCTTCCCTTATACATTCTAGGAGCTGCAATAGCATAACTCATTTCTACTCTAGTAGTATCCGCAAAAGGTCTTGTCATATTTTCAGACAACTTCCACTCTATTAATTCATTGTTACCTATACATTTAACTCCTTGATATAAAACCTCTATTTTTCTTTCTACTCTTTCAAATTTATCATTTTTAGGAGGATTGAATGTATCAGGTTTTTCTAATGCTTTTTCTAAACCACTTTCAGTTTGTTTTATTTTAAACACTTGACTGTTGTAGGTTTTATATTCAAAAAACAAAACTTGAACTGTATCAGGGTCATAAGTTTGCCAACCATATAATCTTTCATTTTGATAACCTTTAGTTTTAGAAATTTTATCTAATTGCTCTTCAGTTAAATGAGGAAATTGTTTAGCGATTTCAGGAATAGTTAATTGTTTAACTTCTCCTACGTAATATATATCTTCAAAATTAGGATCTTCAGTATAAGAATATATTAATCTAGATGGATCAACATAATCAATTGTAACTCCATTAGCTTTGTTCCAATGAGTTTTTACAGCTCCAATACCTAAAGTAACTAAATCGTAAAAAAATCTTTTCTTAATATTTGGATACTTGTTTTTAGCTAGAGTATTATCTATTACTTCTTCCTGCGCTATTTCTATTGATTGCTTATAACTCAGTTGCATGTGAAGATCTAATTCTTCTTCGTTTTCTGGAAGATTAGCTGGATCTGGACTTTGATATTCATTAACTCCTAATGTAGATTGAAGATTATCCAAATAAGGTTTTGCCATCATATCTTGTAAAATAGATGTAGCGTAATCTGTTCTTTTCTTTAATGAAATAGGATCTTGAGCGTAAGCATTAATCTCAAATTGTTTTTCAGATAAACCGTTTACTACAATATCAACAAATTTAGAAATAACCGGTACTGGTTTCCAGTCTAAATTTAAATAAGACATATCACCATTAATAGCTAGCTCATCTTTATATTTTTGAACAGGTTGTTCACCACGAGCGTATAATCTAAGTGTATGAAATTGATTATAAGATGAAGCAAATCTAGTGCCATTACCACCTTGTCTCCACCATTCACTTTCAATAGCTTGTGCAACTCTTCTCCCATAGTCAATGGAAGATTTTTCAGCATCTGGAACTACTTGGCTCGGAAATGCGCTATTTGGATTTGCGTATATATTCATTTAGTTAATTATTTTTGAGACCAACCCTTTGTTGTTATATTTTTTAATACCTAAGTCAATTGAATCAGGTCTTCTTCTACTCACTGGAGCATATCTATTTTTATTGCAAGCAATTAAAGCTAAACCTGAGCTAATAGATGCATCATGTTTAGTTCTATTATTTATATCAAAAGCAGCCCAATCTTCTAATGTTCTTTGGAAATACATGTCTCCATAAACATCACCATTAAAACCTACTTTTGTTTCTATATAAGATTCTATTGCAGCCGCATGAGCTTGCTTTATATCTTCACTTGAATTAGGTATTCCACCTATTTCTCTTTCTGTTACAGATAATTTATTTCTAAACTTATCTGGTCTATTCATTGCAAACCCTCTATATCCTCTTCTTTTAAAATGATATAACAATCTTGGTTTGTTGTTTTCCGCTAGTATAGGCATTCCATAAAATACACACGCCATCAATACATCTTCAAAGAATATTTCCGCTGTTTGTGGTCTTGCTATATATTCTAAAAAGAAATGATCTGGTGGAGCGTTTTCCATACTAAACTTGGTTAAACCATGCAGAGATCCGTTGGAACCTCTTTTATCTACAGTACCTGATATATCATAAGGATCGCAACCAAATGCTCCCATATGTTCATTACCAGGATACTTAACACCATTTTTTTCTATAAATCTATTTTGTAAATTTTTACCTGGAATCCAAGTTATAAAAAATCTACCTTTATTATTAGGAGCAAATATTACTCTACTATCTTTAATTCCATGCTCCCACATAAAATTACCTTGAGTAACTAAAGTTCTATTATTTGAATCCTCATTAAAATCTATTTGTTGATATATTTTAGTTAGATTAAATAAAGATGATTTAGACTCGTCCCTAAACGCGTGTTTAGTAGTTCTAGGAAATTGTCTATAAAATTCGTTTAAAGCATCTTGATCATTTTTTAATCCATCAACTTCATTTTCCCAATACTCGATGACTCCAAGATCGATAAATTCTCCTTGTGGTCCTTTTCTTTCGCTAGTTGGGGTATTGAAGACAGGTAAGCCAAAAGAATCAATGTATCCTTCGTAGTTCCATTCCATAGGTATGAACAAAGAATATAATCCCGAGCTAGTCTGTCCATTGCGGTTTCTTTTTGTAACATCTGAGCTATCATATAGTTTTTTAAAGTTTCTACCACCTTTATCTAGAGCGTTAGAAGTTGATCCCATCATACATTTACCAATAATTCTAGAACCTAATCTTAATGTGGTTTTTGTAACTCTCCAGTTATTTAAAATATTATTTGGTTTTTCCCATTTACCTGATTCATCATGTACTAATAATTTTAGTTTTTCCCCATCATAAGAGTTATCACCTGTGTTTTTCCAGTCAATAGTTGTATCTAATCCTTGTAAATCTATCGCTTCGCTTCCTTGTTCTATCTTTCTTCTAGTAAATTTAGAAGCTGGAACTCTATATGCTAATTCTGTTTTAGGTCGATCCATACCATCTTGAATCGGTTTAAAAAAGAAAGGATAATTAACTGATATAGGAACAACCTTGTCAGTAAACATCTTCTTAGCATCAGGACCAGTTTTAGATAATATACCATATCTTGAATCACTTGATATACTCGCTAGATTAACAATTTCTCCGGAAGCCATAAAAGAAAAACCAGATCTACGATTTTTTAGATAACACATACCGTAACACCTTGTA